GGGGCGATTGTAATTCTCCCTGAAGGCGTTTTTTCAGAGCAAAGGATTCAGAGTCGAGTTGATATATTTCGGCTTGCGCCTCCGCCGCCGCCCGCCGGTCTTCATCGCGCAACGTGCCCGATGCTTGCAACGCTTTGTTCTGCTCCGTCAGGATTGCGAGGTTCTCCCGCGCAATGCGCTTGCGCTCGTTGAGCGTATTTTGCTCAATCTTCGTTGCTTTTTCAACGGCCGTAATTCGCTCTTGAATCGAGCGCGTTTCGTCGTCTGCAATAAATCGCAGTTCCCGGATTTGCGCGTTGGCTTTGGCCGTTGCCGCTTTGCCGGCGTCGTTAGCGATTTGCCCGACGCCATTTGCAACCGCGATTGCCACGCCCGTCACCGGATTCAGTTTCAACGCCGCCTCGCCGACCTTCGCAAACCCTGCCTTTGCGGATTCGGCCGCTCCCTTAAAATCGCCGCTGAATACTTTTCCGACGGCATCCGCCAAATCGGAAACACCGGAAAGGATGTTTTGAAATTGGTCGGTGACGTAGGTCTTAATAAGAGTAGCAAACTGCGTGATGGTCTCCCGCGGCTTGGTGAAAAGATTGACGATGCCTTCGCCCAAGGATGAGACGACGCCAATCAAAACGCGGAAGACGGCGCCCACGCCGGCCGTGGCTCTTTCGAGCATTTCCGCGCCGCGCTCCGTCTGCGTGAAATAAGCAATCAACGAGCCGATTGCAGTCACGAACAAGCCGATGCCGGTGGCCGCCAACGCAACCTTGGTGGCATTCAACCCGGAAATCAATTGCCTGATTCCCGCGCCTGATTCGACGAGGCGCGACGCGAATCCTCCCGTTACGTTATCGAGCGCTCCGACGACCCTTTGCCCGGTTTTCCCAAGGTTGTCGACGGCGTTCTCTGACGCTTCAAGCGCGGCGTCAAGTTTGGAGGTATCCGCCTCGACATCAACGACAATTTTGTTCTTTTTAGCCATACAACCAAAGGATTGCGCGAATTGCTAAATACCAAATAGCGAGGATATAGCCGTAATAAATGAAGCCGGCAAGCATCCGGTCGAATCGCCGCAACCATATTGGCCGCCGCGGTTGCTTCAGGAAATGCAAGGCGTCAACGATATAACCGAAATCCTTTTGTTTCTTGATTTCCATACTTCAGGGTTGATAACAAAAGCCCGTCGAGGAATCATACCAAAACCCGTAGCGCTCGCAACATTCCCGGCCTCCCAAGAACGTCCCCGTTCCGTCCGGCTCTTCAAATTCGATGACGCCCGTCCTCCCGGTGTAAGGTAAATATTCGCAATCGCGCGCCGCGCCTCCCAATAATTTGAGCAATTTGATTGTTACGATTCCTTCCGAAGTGGCATCGAACCCGCTGATTTCGAGGATGCGGAATGCAGAGCCGAACAAGCGTATTGAATCATTCCAATTGAAGTCGAGCAAATCCGTCGCAGAAAGTCGGAATTTCGCCGTGAGGATGCGCGCGTCGCTTGAATAAAGGTCGATGACATAGGCGCTCCAATACCGGTAATATAGGGTTTCTTGCGGATTGGCTGTGATATCAAAAAACGGCAAGGCAACCCCAAACATGAGGGAGAGATTTTTGATGTCGACGGATTGGCCGTTATATGGCGAAAAGAGAGGGAAGTTCTCCGGCGAATCCGTGGCGCCGTTCTTCAGCAAGAATTTCAAGTTCTGTTGCCCGGCCCAATATGCAAGGTGGGGTTTGGGGTTCTCGATTGATAGGTCGTCCCCTTCCGGCTTCAGCAAGCGGAGAACTTTATACGAGGTTCCCGGAATCATGCTAATTACAAAGGGAGCAAATCCGCTTGTTATTGTTTCCTCGCCCGTGGCAAAATCATTTGCCGAGTCAAGGATTTGGTGCCGGCCGTAGGTATATCCGCTCGATTCTCTGAACGCTTGATTGACGATGTCATTTCCTTCCGCGTGCGTCCAAGTATAGGTGCGCTTTTGCAAATCCGCCGTGGGCGTCACGACGATATCCTGCGTCAAATCCACGCGGCTCGTCCAATCCTTCAGCGCTCCCGCATCCAAGTAATCGTTGAAGGGTTCCACGCTGATTTTGGAGGAATCGAATTTGTCCGGAACGAAGACGAGGTTGAAGCATCGTTGCAACCCTAAAAGGAAATCGAGGCACCGCATGTCCGGCATATTGCGCGCAACATCCAATAACGGCGTTGTGGGGATATAACTATGCACGTTCCATGAGGTGCCCCCAAGACCGAGCAAACCGTTCGTAGCGCCCGCGTAAAAGGTTACGTTTCCTCCGCCGGTGCTGATTTGGAACTGAAGGACGTAGACGTGGCCGGCCGTGGCATCCAAAGCGAAGCCAAAGGGAGCGGCCGTGGATGCGATACCCCATTGATAGGAAGTCGCGAAATCGAACTCATCGACGACGAGGTTGGTGTTCGTCCCCGTCGTGGTATTCCGCAAGCGAAGAGAGAGCGTGGCGCCTGCGTTTGATAAATCGAAAGAATAAAAGCCGCGCATGTAATAAGTCCCGGTGAAAGGGACTTGCCATTGCCCGGCCGCGAAATCGGCGCCCAAGTCATAGAAATTGCCTCCATCGCTCAACTGAAGGTTCGTCCATCCAACCGGCGCTGTGAAGGTCGTGTTGGCCGTAAATCCTGCATAAAAGGAAACCGCTTGCCCGCCTCCGCTCGTCGTCTTCAACTCCCGCTTGCCGCTGTGGAGCATCAAGTAAAGCGCCGTTTGCGCCGTCAAAAAAGCGGAATCAAGCGTGAAGCCATAGGTCGTAAATATTTTCTCGACAATCGTTTTGACCCGGATGAACGGCGTCATATCCCGCGGGAGCAATGCCGCGTTTCCGGGATTCGAGGACGCGCCGGCTCGCCAATTGGCGCCGCGGTCGACGATGCCGTAGCGGATTTGGCCGGAGAAAAGGGAGCCGCTCCAAGAATTAGTGACATTGCCGTAACTCAAATCATGATTGAAGGACGCCCAATTCAAGTCCGACAATTTTGCATCGCCGATGGAGGCGGCAAGATTCCGAGCGCCTCCAAAAAAAGCGATTTCCAAGTCGACGAATTTGCCGTCCGTGATATACCAAGATTTGACTTGAATATATCCCCGCATGATTTCGGCGCCGCCGATTGATAGGATGCAGTCCAATTTGCGTTTGATATCGAACGCCATGACCTGCGATAAATCGAACGGCTGAAATATCCGCTCGTTGCGCTCCGTTAGCGGGATGCGGAACGTCTGCGAATAATCGCCTGAAGGATTGTTGACCTTTTGTATATCTTGAAAAGAATAGGTGAGGTTGACCGGCTCATTTTCATACAAATCCAACTGCCGCCATTGCGTGTCAAAAACCTGAATCGTTAGCATTGGATTGATTGAGCGAGTTCGACGTTGATGCTTGCTTGCGTCAATTTGCTTGAAGTCCGGACTTGGTAGGATGCTTGATTGTCCGTGATATTCAGCGGTAGCCATGCGCCGTCAATCTTGCCGAAAACCTGCCGGGAGCGCATCAAGATTGGGAGCAACTTCGCCTCTGCAATATCGAAGATTCCCGTCAGCGTATAGGATTGGCGCGCGCTCTTTTGATAGGGGACGGACTCCGCTTCATACGTTCCCCAAGATTCCGGAGTATAGGCGTTGTAATCGATTAGATTTTTCTTGTAGGTTTTTTCCTCCGTTCTTATTACGCGGTTTGAGTTATTGAAGAATCGCAGGTAATCCCAACCGCCGCGCGTATTGCTGAAGGCGACCAACACGGAATCGCTCCGATTGCCGTTGCAATTCCTCGTCACCCGAATCGCCTTGCCGCGAATCGTGAGCGTGCCCGCGCTCACCGGTTGGATGGTATAGGATTTCCAATTGGTGAGCGAGACGCCGGCGATTGCCTCCACATTGACCGGCATGAGCGCCGCGTACATCATGAAGCCGTTGGTCGTGGATGACGAAGGCAATTGCCCGCCGTTTGCTCCATTGATTGTGATAGTCGTGGTCGTGGTGACATTGCTTGTATTTGTCACCGCATACAAAATAGAATCCCCCGAAAAGACATCGTCCGAAGTCAGGCAAGCGACGACCCCTTCATCCTCATCCGCGGCCGTCATTTCGATGTAATTACCGCTCGCCTCCCTATCTGTTAGCCAAAACTTTTTCGAGGAATCCGTGCCGTAATAAGCGGCAAACGAAGGATGCAAGCCGGAAGCCGTTTGCTCATATCCTGCGAAAAGATAGGCCGTTGCCGTAGCGAGCACCGCGGATTCAACGCCGGTATATTCCCCGACCTTGACTTCGTATTTGCGGATATTATTTGTTGATATCGTGAAGGGAGCAGAGACAAACGCATGGATTGGCTGAACGGGCCACCCGCTTGGGGTCTCATCAACGCGACATCGGTTTTGAATGATTCGGCCCAAATCCAAGGTCGCCGTATAATCAATATTCAGGGAAACGTAATATTTGCCAATCAACGCGCCGTCTTCATAAATCCAAAAGATGATACGAAAGGCGGCCGTCGGCGTTCCCGTATATTCAGCGGTGAAAAGCAAGGGTTGTCCGGACGGCTTGAAGGTTCCGGCTCCGGGCGTGGTGAGGAAATCAACGGCCATTTTTGATTTGTGATTGTCGGCTGTTTACGCGGATGGTCAATTTTGAAACGGCGTCTTCGCCGATTGCTTGGGCAAGCGAAGCACCATGCTTTTGTATGGAATATTCAAAGCCATTTACAAAATAACGCACGCCTTCAATTCCTTTACGTTTTATGCTCCGGGCGATGAGGAACGCGGCGCTCTGCAACTTGCGCTCCGTTTGCTTGATGAATTGGCCGTCGGCATTCCGGAGGCGCACCGGCTTCACGCGCATCCACTTCAGGATTGCGTCCGAAGGCGGTTGCTTCGTGCGGAACGAGAACATGCTCCCGCGCGATTGATTCGTGCCATTGACGCCCCAATGAATGAACGGCGCATATTGCTCTGCCTTTCCCGTTGCGAACAATTGAACGCCCGTGATTTTCTTTCCTTTTGAGGTCAGAGAATAAGCAAGGGACTTCTGAAGCGTGCGCGTCGCCACGCCGTAATTCTTATTCTTGCCAATCCTCCGCGTGCCGAGTTCGCGTTGCGATGCCTCCACAACCTTTGTCGCGAACGCATCCCAAGCGGCCGTCAATTCCTTGCTCATTTGGCGAGCGCTAAAAGCAAGTCGAGGACATTGATGAATCCGTCCCGATTGAGGTCGCAGAACGGGTTATATGGCGGAGGCATTTCCCCGAAATATTGCAGGATGCAATTGACAAGATTCATCTTCCTTGCCCGTTGTATCGCTTCCGGTAATTCTTGCTCGCCTTCAATTTCGAGGACTTGCATTTCGCGTGGATTCCCGGCCGCGATATTTCGCGAACGACGCGCTTTGGTTGTTCTTGCTTTTTAGCCATTTGCTAAACTATCGTAATTCCATTCCCAAAAATTCGCCTCCAAGAATTCGCACGCCTCATCGTTTGTCCATGTCGGGAAATCCAAGGCGACGCCCGGCTTAAACTCAATGATTGCCCACGCTCCATCGATGGAGTAGCGGGTCGTGCTCAAATCCTCATCGGCGAGCAAATCGTAATCGATTTCCAAGCATTCAGCGGAGGGGATGACTTTATATCGGCGCTCCATTTTTAGTATCCGAAACGGGATTTTTCAGCATTGAAATTCTGCAAGACTTGGGCCGCGGTAAGAGCCGCGTTATATCGCCGAACGAGGCCGGCGTACATCCTCTGCAATTCGCCGGAGCCATTCCATGTGGCAAGATAAAAGTCGTCGAAGGCGAGCGTCGGCGCATAATTCCCGGTCGTATCTTGGGCGATGAGCACGCCGTTTCTATAGACGCTGATTCGGTCGTTAGCCCCGAGATTCTCCATTGTCACGACCATGTGATGCCAAACGTTCTGCGTCCAAACAGCCGTTCCGCCATAGGTCGTGGTGAAGGTATCCGTATTGGGCGCATAGATTTGAACAGCCGAGCCGCTCCACCTGCATCGGGAACCCTGATTGTAGGCCGCCGACCAAAAATTGCCGTTTGAAAGCCACGCGCCATTCGAGCGAATCCACAACTCGTTGGTATAATTGAGCAAGAGCGTCGCCATCAAAGGGTCATCGACCGGTTGCGGGCGCAAGCCCACGCCGGCCACATCGTTCACGCCGTCGAAATAGACCGCGTTTACGCCTCCAATCGTTGTGAATGCGGCTCCATTTGATAGCCCAAGGTTATAGGTATATGGCGTGGAATTATACGTTTGATGCAGGTCATTCCAAATCGTGCTCCCGCTCCCTACGTTGGCATCCCAATACGCCTGAAGATTGGCCGTAACGAATGCCGCCGATGGAGCAGAGGCGACAAAGGAATTGGCTATGTGATGAAAAAAATTCATGGTCAAATCGCTTGCCGCTCGCCAACGCAAACCCAAGTATCCGTCGCAATTTTCTTGATTGCGATGACCGCGTATTGCTTCGCCGTCTTCGCCGTTTGGCTCGTTCGGAGCGTGACGCCCGCGGCTCCCTGAATCGTTACGCTCCCGGTATTCATTTGCATGAAGGCAATTTCTGTGTCGGTAGCGAATGCAACGGAGGAATTCAGAGGAATTGTTATTGTGAAATTAGACGTGGAATCACACAACATGAATTCGTTGCGGTCTCCAATTGCGAGCGTATAGGTCGTCGTCGTGTGCGTGACGACGGCGGAATATTGCGAAGGGATAGTCGGTTTGTTGAGGATTTGAGCGTCTCCGCTCGCCGCGTTCCAATCCGCGTTGACGTTCACTTCAGCGCCCGCGGCGATTCCATCCAATTTGGTTTTATCGCTTGCGCTCATCGCTCCCGCCGCCGATGTCGTGGCATTCGTGATGCTAATCGCCGGAGTGCTCCCGCCGCTCGAAACGATAGGCGCCGTTCCGGAAACGCTCGATACGCCCGTCGACCCCGTCGCGGCAATCGTGATGCTTTCGCTCCCTGCATTTGGAGTGAGCGTGATATTCGCGCCGGCAATCAACGTGAGCGTATCCGTCTCCGAATTGGCCGAAATCGTCGTGGCTCCGACGAGGATATTCGAGTAGGCGTTTTGGTTGACCTCCGCTCCGGCGGCGATGCCGTCCAACTTCAATTTATCGGCCGCGCTCATCGACCCGGCATCCGTCGTCGTCGCCGCTGTGATGCTAATCGCAGGCGTCGTTCCTCCGCTTGAGACAATCGGAGCGCTCCCGGAGACGGAAGCCACAAACGTCGGCTTGTTGAGGATTTGGGCGTCGCCGCTTACGGCGCTCCAATCGGCATTTACGTTGACTTCGGCCCCTGCCTGAATCCCGTCCAATTTGGCGGCATCGGTTGCAAGGGTGCGCCCGTTAATCGCGGTTGCGGTGATATTCTGAACGGCAAGCGTATTCGTCGAATCGGTGTAGGTGAAATCGGTGTCATAGGTGAATGCTCCGCCCGAATCCTGAAACCACACCGACTTGAATCCTCCGGGCGGAGGCGATGAACCGGGAGGCGCGGGAATCGTCCCCGTATTCAGCGCTCGGTTTGTCCATTTGGAGCCGTCCCAAGCGAGCACGTCGCCGAAAGAAAGCACAAAAGGAAAGCCAACGTCCGCAATTTCAGAGAGTTTGTAATTCGGTGACCAATTCCTTACAAAGAGCCGGCCCGTATTGGAATGTTGCCGCGTGATGACCGCAACGGGAATGCGAGGGATTGGAGCGGTCGTAATGAGCGGCGTCCATTCGCCCGCCGTCACCGAAAGATAGACGATAGTTCCAACGGGCGCAATGCTCGTATTAATGCCGTAGATGGTTCCATACGGCCGAACATGGCCCGGCGAATTGGCCTCAATCCTTTCGCTCGTTATCCCGACGATGGTTCGCACATCGAGCGCGGCGGATGCGGCCGCAAGGACGATGCAGGGGCGGTCGCCTTGCACCGCTCCATTGAATCGGACGACCTTGCCCACGGGGATTGCGGCGCCCGGATTGAAGACGGGGAAATCAAGTTTCGCCGGGCCTCCATTTATCCACTCGCCGCTTGCCTCGTCATAGACGAGCGATTCTCGGTCGAGCGGCTCGTCAAGATTGACGTCCGTTAGGTTTGCCAATTCATCCACGCCGCCCGTATCAATCGAGACGATGCCTCCGCCTTCATTGATGAGCGTCCCGTTGCTCACGCGGATGGTATTGACTGAAGCCACGTCGACGCTCCCGTCTTGCGTGAGGATGCGAAGCAAGCCGCGCCGTTGATAGACGAAGCCGCCGCCTTCAGGGAGCACGCCGTTGATTGGAGCGTCGCAAGCGCTCCGGTCGTATGGAATTTGGATGCTCAAGTCAAGCAAGATGCCGGCAAGCACGTTGCTTCCTTCCTCTGCAAGGGGCGTGATGGAGGCGTTCGTGACTTCGTAATTCTCGTCATCAATGAAGATATTGTGCCCGTTTGCGATGTCGGCAAGGATATCCTCCGCGCATTGCTCCGCATCGCTCACGACTTCCTTTTGCCGCTCCGTCTTTGCTTCATAATGCGAAGGCAAATCCAAGATATATACCTCGAAATCAAGCGTCTTCGTGGTTTCGTCATAGGATGCGCCCGTATATATCACATGCATTAACGGGTATTGGCCGTCCTTTTGCAAATCCACATCCTCCGGAGCGCCAAAAGAAAACTGCCGGATGAAATAGTGGTTGGCCGCGAAATCCTCGAACCGCTTGATGAACGTGTTGAGAGTAATCATTTTTGTTTTTTCAATTGTTGCGCGTAATCCTTAAGGTATGCAAGATGCTGAAGAACGACGTGCGTAGGAAGTTCCGTGATTTCCTCGATTCTCCGGATGTCGCTTTGCGCCAACTCGACGATTGCCGGATACCAACCCCATTTGTGAGCGAACGCGTCGCTTCCGCCTCCGTTTCCAACAAACAATGAATCAAAGTTTGCAAGCGTTGCGTTCTTAAATTCCAAAAAAAAAGCATTGCGCCGCTGAATAAATCGGCCGGCATTTGCTTGAAGATTTCGGCGTTCTCTTTCGCCGTGTATTTGGCGATGACATATTTCTCGCCTCCGCGCATCCGCACCGGGCGGTATAGGACGCTCATGAGCCGGTGAGCATTCGGCCAAAAATCCGCCTGATATTTTTCGCAGTCAATCCACTCGCCAATTGAGAACTCACCCCAATCATTTACGAAGCCGTATTCGACACCATTTAGCCGAAAGATATTCCGATGTATTGCCGTCTCCGTTAGGCCCGTAAAAGCGCTTAAAACAGCGTCCACTTCGGCCGGCGTCAATTCCCGCGCCTTTGCTTCGGAGACATTCAGCAAGGCGGCCGCCTTTGTGATATCGGGAGCATCCGAAAGAGCGATTTGCAGTTGACCCAAATTCAGGTCGCTCCAATTTTTAGGCGGCTTCATTTATCTTTTGACGTTGGATGTTTGATTTTCTGCAAAGTTAGGATACAAAAAAAGGCGCCGGAGCGCCTTGCTTGAATCCTTGCCGGCGGGTTATCCCCAATTGGCCGGGGTTTCGCCGCCGTCCAATCGGTAGCCCTCTGTCGAGCGGAGGTGCGTGATGAATTGGTCGTAGGTGGCGTTATCAACAAAGACCGCCGTGTTTGATTCGGGGAATGCAAAAGCGCGCTTGCCTTCGATTGTCGTGCAGTACCAAGTGCGTCCAAGTCCTTGCAGGACGTTGCGAAATGCGTTGCGGGTCAGGCGGGCCGGGCGGATGAATTGAATCGTTGTCATGATTTCTGCGTTGTTTGATGGAGCAAACTACGGGCACCCATCACACCCCTGCAACATTTCCTGAATCTTTTTTTTCAGCCGATGCGATAACGCCCGAAATTGGGGTTGCTCAAATTGAAGGTCGCCGCATATCGCGCCGCGTCAATCGCATGGTTAAAGGCATCCACCGGCTCGTTCAGGATTCGCCCGTTCTTGTCCTCCCGCCATTTATAGTTGCGGAGTTCTTTGATGAGGTTTGTGCTCCGCGCCGTCACATACATCGGCTTGCTGTGAAGATACTGAATGCCGGAGCGAACGGAGTCCGGCCCCTTGCGCGCCGGATGCACGTTCATCCCGTAGCCGTGGAGTTCATCGATGGACTTCGGCTCCGCTGAATCGGCGATAACCGGCGCCTTGCCGACTTGCAGGATTTGAGCGATTTGCCGGTTTGATAACCCGGTTTGATATAGCGCCTCGTCGAACAGCAAATCGTTCCCTCTGTGATAGACGGCCACGGCCGCCGTCGGGTCATTCGTATATCCAAAGTCCAAGCCATAGGCAAGCAATTTCCAATCCGGGCCGGCTTCCTCCACTTGGATATAGTGGTTGAAAATCGTGCTCCGCGATTGGCCGCGCTCGCCCAATCCATAGACGCGCCAAAAATTGGCGTCGGCATCCTTCAGCCGTTCAATTTCCGCAATCAATGCGGCATCGAGAAACGGGTTATCAAGATAGGTCGTCTTGAAAAACGCCGCGTCTTCGCGCGGAATCACTTGCTCGTATATCCAACTGAATTCATCCGACGGGTTATAGTCGAGCAGGATTTTCCCCGTCGTGCGGATGAGCAATTGCCGCCAATCCTCCAAGTCTAATTCGTTGGCCTCGTTGATGAAGAGCACGTCCCGCTTGCGGCCTCGAATCTTTTGAGGTTGGTCAATGCTGATGAACTCGACAAGATTGCCGAAGAGGATGTATGTGGAATCGCTTTTGTTATGGTGCGCTTCGTTGTAGATATTTTCGCGATTGAGGATTTCGAGGAAATCGCGCATCACGGAGGCGCGCAAAGCCGGGAACGTCTTTCGGCAAATCGTTATCGTCGCGCCGGCATTTGGATTGCGGTAGGCCAATTCGATGAGCACCAAGAGCAGGGAGTAGGTTTTGCCGCTCCGCGTTCCGCCTTGGTGGACTTGAATGCGCTTTGTGCAGGATTTGGCGTCGTAATAAGTCCGCGCAAGTTTCATTCCCTGAACCACGAAAGCGGCCGCAATTCCTGAACTTCGATTTCTTGCCGCTCGACATATCCTCGCGCCTTTCCTTTGGTCTTCAGGTAGAAGATGACGGCCGCCGGATTTTTGTCCTTTATCAAGCCGTGCAAATGCGATTCAGCGAAGTCGAGCACGCGGTCGGCGATGGATTCCACGGCCGCTTTGTATTCCATATCGGACTGCATCCATCGGTAATGCGTTGCCCTATCAATGCCGACGGATTGGCAAGCCGTCGTAACGATTCCCAAGGATTTTTCAAGCGCCTCCAACATCGCCGTTTTCGTCGCCGCTTTGTTTAGGGATTCCTTGCGTTGCATTGCGCTTGCTTTTTATATGTTGCAGGATGTGGCGCCATTTGAGCGGTTAGGTGAGAATCGAACTCCCCTTTCCCGGTTGGATTCCGGATGCATCGCCACTATGCTTTAACCGCCTTTGGCTCGCCTTTATACATCCCGGCTCCCGCTTCCTCGATTTTCGCGAACGGGATATTTGGGCAATTTAATTCGGCCTCTTTATCGATGAGGTAAATATACCGCAGTTGATTACCCGGCAAGCGCTTTGCTCCCGTAAAATCCCGCTTGCTCGTTCCATGCTTTGCGATGGATTCGCCGGAAGGGAGCCGATAAATAGTGCTGTTCCGATTGATTGCCGTGAGGCGAAAGCCGGCCGCTCGATATATCGTCCCGTCTCCGCATTGCGTGCCATCGGCAAACGAAAGAATCCATTTGATGTGCGGAGCGTTTTTCTTTATCAAGCGGATTGATACGGCGATGCATCGGGATTCGGAATTGCGCGGGAGGATATCCGCAAAAGCCATGCGGTTAAGTTCAAGCATTTCGTTCCATTTTTGGTTGAACCCTTCGTTTGAAGTCCTCACCAAATTGAGCACGTTTCGCTTGTCAATCGGGTTGCCATATTGCATCACTCCGCCCAATTTCCCGTCGAGGAAAGCGCCGAAATGCAGGACGCTGTTCATGACGACCTTTCCTGAATAATGGTGGCGCTTGACAAATTCGTTTGCCGCTTGCGCCGGGATGACTTTGACGATTATTTCTTTTGCTCTGCCCATTGCGATACCAAGAAATAAAGCGCGTTCCCGTTGGCGTTCTCGTTGCCCATCGTTTCAATCCACTTGAATTCCTCCAACGCCTTTGCATCGGCCAAAGCGTTTGTGATGACTTGCGCCTGCTCATCGGCAAGCGTGAAGGTCATCGATTGAAACGGCGGCTTTTCTCCATCGGCAAGATTGAAGCCGTCGGACAAATCCTCTGCATCGATTTCCGGTTGCCAAATATCCAAACCCCATTCCTCCAATTCGGATGTGCTCCATTGATTCGCAAGCGCGTCCCAATCCCAATCACCGAATGATGCGTTGTCCTTTATCACGAACTCCGCTTGCTTGCTTTCGGGCCAATCCACGACATGAACGGGCGCCGTCTTGACTCCCGCTTCAATTGATGCCTTCAGGCGCATGTTGCCGCCCAAGACGACCCCGTCGGGCGTGCAGACAATCGGCCGGGCGTCGAGCATTTCAGGGAATTGCTGAATCGATTTGACGAGTTTTGCAAACTTGTCGTTCTTGATGACCCGCGGATTGTTCGGGTTCGATTTCAGAGCGCTAATTTTCGCCGTTTGCAGTCCGAGTTTCAGCATGGTTCTTCGATTTTTTCAGCCATGAGGACGAGCCACTCGTATTCATACGAATCCATCGGGCGTTTGAACTCACATTGCGCTTCCTTGCAATGCTTCAGGTTGGCGTTTTTAACGCCGTAGGAATGCACCACGCCCGCTCGTGCATATCCTCGAATGTTGGCCGCGATTTCGGCGCGCTCTTGGGCTGTATATGGCTTCATTTCAAAAGGCGTTCAAAATTGCGTCCTCGTATTCTCCGAAAAACCCTTCGCGATTCCCGACGGCCCACCATTTCAGGAAGCGGATTTTTCGCCGGTGAGCGATTGCGTACTCTTGCTCATCGAGCGTCCAAACGATGCGCCATTTCCCGGTCTCGTCTTGCTGAAATAGAACGCCGGCATCCTCCATCGCAGAGAGCACCGCCGTCAGCGTTTGGTGCTTGATTGCTCCCGTCCGCGGATGCTTGCGCAATGCCTTCAAATCCATTGGCCCGTCTTCATACAGCGCAAGGTATATGCGCTGTTCGACCGTTTTGATGAGTCCGGATTGCGCCGCCTCCCGGTATGCTTCAATGCTTTTCTTGCTCATTTCTTCGCGTAATATGCGCCGCGGACTTTATTCCGAATGCTCGCCTTCAAATCGTCGAGCAAGCGTTCCAAGTCGCGTTCAAATTTCAAGTCGTCTTGCCATTCGTTGAACGAGCGCGCGGCGCGTTCAGGATACGAGGTGCTCCGAATGTTTGGCATGGCTTCACTCTGCGAATTTGCCGGCAATTTCACGGAAATTTACGTCGCTCAAAAAAGCCGCAAGCCATCCGGCGAGCATGTCGTCCGTGCGGGATTCCTCAATGTGGTTGTTGACCATTTCTTCCAATTGAGCGGCCCGAGTCCATTCGTCCCAATTGCCCCAATTCTCGAAGATATCGCGCGGCTCGAATCCGTCAAAGAATTCCAAAGCGACCCGCCATGTGGCGTAGTTAGTCCATCCGTTGTAGTTCATCGCGGTGTGTGATTCGTTGTTCATGGAGCAATGTTCGGGTGCCTTTTATTGCTGTGCAACATTTTCGGCATCTTTTTTTTTAGGCCCAATTCGGAAGGTCGAGTTCCCGCACGCCTCCGAAGTATCCGGCCGGCGTTCCGTCCCAATTCTTGAACTGCTCAATTAAGCGAGCGACGCGGTCGGTTGCCAATCGATGAGCGCGGGCGCTCTGTTGATATACGGCCACGTTGTGAGGCGCCGCCGATTCCACGACAATCCAATAAAAACGATATTCTCCGAATGCCTGCGTATATAGCGCGGCTTGCTCATGATATCCAAGATTGAACGCCTGCCTTTGGAATGCTTCAGGGGATGCGTCTTGCGTCGTCTTGATATCGAGAATCCAATGTGCGCCCAATCCATCGGCGACGCCTCGAAATTCGATGCCTTGCAATTCCGTTGCGATGGATTGTTCGTAGACGATGCACGATTCTATCAAGCCGCGCGCTTCCTCGTTCTGAAATATCGCGTCCCGCATCCGGACGATGTTCTCGAAATCGGCGAGCGTGAGGATATCGCGGCCCGTGGCTTGCACGGAAAACGCTTCAAATTCTTGCTTGCCTTCCTTCGTGCGGCGGTCAATCTTTGGAGCGACGATATATCGAGCATCGAATTCATGCGGCTCCAAGACGAAGCAATGCAAAGCGCTTCCTGCAATCATGGCGTCCGTCCGCGGCGCTTCGCCGGCGACATATTGCAGGTAGTGGTTTGGCGATTTGGCAAATGCCTTCAGCGCCGAATGCGAAATATAGTTGCGTTTCATTGGGGTTGAGTTGTTTGATTGAGAGAGGAAAGGAAGAGGCGCCGGAGCGCCTCAATTTGCAAAAATTTGCTTGCCAAAGTCAATCGCATCTAAAACTGTCTCGAATTGGCGGAACATCAGTAATCTGTCCTTGTCATCGAGTTTTGATACGCAGTAGCAATCTAACGTAGGGTGCTTGCGAATTTTGATTGTGCAAAGGCCGTTCATGAATGAGGCCAAAACCGGGGTGTTTGCTGAATTGTTCATTGTCGTGTTGTTTGATGGAGCAATGTTCGGGTAAGAAATCTTTTCTTGCAAATTTTGAGCGATTTTTTTCACGCCTCCCGATTGATGAAATTCGAGAGTTTCGTTTGCAGGCGGTTGATTTCTTTGTCAAGCGCGTCAATTGAATTCTGAATTGCCGCAAGTCCTCCCGGCTTATATTCAGGCGTTCCCATTTGGGCAATCGTTGTGCCGAGGCATTTGTGGTTATATGCTTGCGCTCCGGTCAAAAGCATCAATTCGCGGAGGATTCGGTTTGCCTCGTTTTGTGCCTCGTGGCGTTCGGTGGTCGTTTGCGTTTTCATCGTGGTTGTTGTTTGATGAGGCAATGTTCGGGTGGGATTTTTTCCCTCACAACAATTTCCGCAATTTTTTTTTTTTCACTGCCGCGGAGTGGCCGCCCGCGCGTGTTCCTCTGCATCATTCGCCAACAAGTTTTTGATTTCGCGGATGCGGTCGCGCAAGCATGAGGAACACGTTGTGGCGGATGCAGAGGCGCCCGTCGCTTTGGAATAATAGGCCGCCAACTTTGCGTTCTGCTCTGCCGTGATATTATTTCCCAAGCCGCCCAAGAACTCCGCGATTTCATGCGCCTCCATCGGCGTCAAAGTCCCTTGCCATTTGCCGAGCGGACAAGCCGCCATTTTGAACTGCGCTTTCACCGGCATCACGCATCCGCACAATTGCACTTTTTTGACCTTTTTCCCCTTCAGGATTGGGCCGCATGTTCGCGTGGATGCGACGTAATGCGGGCACGCTTTACAGATGCTCAAACGCTCCGCCCGCGTTTCTTGATTGACGAATAACATTTGCAAGGATTTTTTTTGTTCGGGACAACGATTGATAGATGGTCGCCGCTTGTATCCCGGATTCGCGGGCGACATCGGCGAGGTTATAACCCTCGATATAAAGCCGGGCAATCGTCTTGTCGAAGAACGGAAGCCGGTCGAGGAAAAGTTCCATTTGCTCCAAGCGGAGCGCCGTTTGCAAATCGTCTTTGTCGGCGATATCCGGGAGCGGGCCGCGTTCTTCGATGCGGTAGATTTTTTTGAATTGGCCGCGCGTCGCCTCGATGAAGAGCGCCGTGCAGAAATAACCCATCGGCTTGTCGGGGAATCGCTTGTCGATAACCCGAAGATAGACGTGCGAAACCAAATCCGCATCGTCCGCCGTATATCGCCTCGCGATTTTCAGCAAGTAAGCGTAATTCGATTCGACGAATTCATCCCAAGATTTTTTCGAGTTCACGGACTTCCGCTGAATAATGCGCTATCATTTGGGACAATTCCACAATGGAATAACGCGCCGGCCGGTTGGATTTCACAAATATTTCCTCCGCCGTTCCCTCGCCGTATTTCGCATCAAGATTGCGGCCGAACTCGAACTGCCGGCCGCCGTTCATATTGCATCGCTTGCATTGAAATTGCACGTTCGCTTCGTCCCACCGCGTAGCGTATTTGGCCCGCGTGATGAAATGCCCGGCGTCGACTTCGCGCCAATGCCGATTTACGCCGCATGTAAAGCAATTGGCGTGGCCCGATTCATCGGCGACCCGCATCCTCACGAAGCGCGAAAAAACAGCGTCAAGTTTTGATACTAAAGCAGAGCGTTTCGTTGGCATCTTTCCCTGTCGCGTTGGCGGATTTCCTCCCGCTCTTTCGGCGACAATTTAGAACGCCTTTGCAGGATTTCAGCGAACGTCGGTCTTGCCTCCGGGAGCGATGCAATCAATTCCTCAAATAAGGGAGCGCGCAACGCCTCCGCTTCGATTGCTTCGCGGTAATGCTTTTCCCTGAATTCGCACGCCGTGCTCACGTCGTAATCGCGGAGCGCCTTGCAAATCGTCGGCGTATCAAGCCGGCCGAACAACTCGATTTTACCCCGTCGGATTTGGCCGAAAACATGGAGGACTTCCTCCACATTCAGCGAGCGGAACTCGTCAATGATATCGTCCGCGCATTGGTAAATATCTTCCTCCGATTCAAAGGATTTGCCGACTTTTACGGCTCGCATGAGCGCGAACAATTCGCGGGAGACGAGCGCCCGAAGATAGACGCCGTCTTGCTTATTCGCCCGTGAAATGCTTATACCATGCCGGCGGATTTGCTCCGGCTCGATTGGCTTGGATATGCCTTGCGAATCCCGCTCCCGTAAGGTGAGCGCCGCGTAACTCGAAAAGTCCTTTCCATCCGTTGGCGATGCTTTGACCAAGGATTGCGACCGCGTGATGTTCTCCATTGTTTGAAATCTTTTGCAAGTTATGCAAAGCCGTTTGTTCTGTTTTGGCGCTCCGATATTCAAACCGGTGCTCTGCCTTTCGATATTCTTTCCATTCCTCCCAAGCGGCCGCGAAT